CAGGCGCGGGAAATGTCTGCGTGTATCTCCTTCACAACGGTGAGCCACACGCCCACTCTGACGTAACTTGCTTGCTGACTGCAGAACGCGCTGCCGTGAGTAACCTGCAAAAGCATCCGCAATGTCTCCGGAAGTACATCCCGGATGGGCTTCAATGAATTTCTGAACGTCATTCAAAAGACTCATGATCACCCCCTGAATCCTGCCGGGATCTGGCTGTAGTCCACGTTGTCGTAACTGGATTTGAAGTACGGGTCCTCACGTCTGGCTGCAGATACCGCAGGAACTTCCCAGGATTCTTCGAAATGACGATCCGGACCAAAGAACGTGACAGCCTGTTTCACAAATTGTGTGCCGCTGTTACCCATCGCAGATACCCAGCCCGCGTAGCGTTTCACACCTTCCAGCATGGTTTCGGGGTTTACCCCCTCATTCAAACGGGCTTTCCAGGCTTTGAAGGCTGCAGATTTTGAATTGCCACCAGCACGTTTGGGATATGCCAGCCATGCCTGCTCAAACTCCGGAGAGTATTCCGGTCGGTTTGAACGAACTCGCACGGACTCATCAACTGATGCACCAACAGCTATTGGTTCATTGACTGGTTCTTTGACTGGTTCAAAAGAGTGACTGGTTCTGGGTGAATCTCCTGCACTACCCCCTGGTGCAACTCCTGCACTACCTAGTGAATTTGCTGCACCAGATAGTGAATTATTTGCACTACCCCCTAGTGAATCTCCTGCACCATCCAGATGAAGGAGATAGATATTACTTGAGTTACCTTTTTCACCTTTCCGGGTGACTTTTTTTACCAGCCCGGACTCACAAAGGGCCGCAATATGATTCATCACAGAACGTTTGCTAATCTCGCACTGGTCAGCAATATGCTGGTAGCTGGGCCAGCACTCACCCTGATCGCTGGCATTATCAGCCAGCTTGATCAGAACCAGTTTTCGCAATGGATTACCCACTCGAATTTTCATCGCTTTAACCATCAGCTCCATACTCATGCTGCACCTCCGAGATGCTTCATGTTTTTTCCGGAGCGAAAAGCTATAAGCGGCATACTGACGCGGTAATTACGGCCCAGCGGTTCACAAATCACCTTCTGGCATTCACGGTCAACCAGGCTAACACGTAGAACATGCCCTGCAGGTGTGGTGTACCACTGCCCAACTGTAGGAATTGATGTTTTTTTACGCTGAAGAAAACGGCAAATATTGAGGATCAACGGATTAAGCATGACGATGCCCTCCGCTGATATTCAGGAGACGGTGAATATGAAAATTAGCCTTATCCGCCAGACGAATACGTTCAGCCTGCAAGTTAAGAAGGGTTTCTACCAGAACTTGATGCGCCTGCGGATCCGAAAGAGTTACCTTGCGCAGAGCACGTAGTGCAGTTGTTACATAACTGAGTTTATGTAAGTCTTCATCATTCAGACGAGTGAGGGCTGGGACAGTAGCCATGATGGCAGCCTCCGTATGCAATGGATAACTTCCACCACCGGAAACGCCAATTTCGCTGGTGGTGAACTGAGCAGGGTTGGCGTAACCGGCGCATACGGAAACCGGCGCACCTTTCGGTGCCCCCACCCAGCCCACCATAATTTGGGTATAGCTGAGTTGTAGCAACAAAAAAGACGCTAACGCGCCAATTGTCGCCGTATGCAATTCCAGGACGCCAATCCCGGCACCCGCTTTATAAGGTGCCTGAACAGTGTAACGTCCCGGAATGGCAGAATCAATGTGCTGGTGGTCCTTCACACTCAACAAAATCACGCCTGAATTTCCACAAAGGACTAAAGCACTCATGCGGGTAGTCTTTGCGAAGATAGATAACGCGCTGTGTTTCTGGCTCCCAACGAATAACATGAACATAAAGTCCTCTTCCGTCACGAAACCAGCGGTTAAGTTCCTGCACAACTCGCCCCCCACAGTCAGGTAAAGTTCTCTGTGGTTACTTACAGCCAGGTGATTTGGTAATCTGCATTCATGCCGTAACAACAGGTGTTCAGCGACGCTGACCACCAGCTGTTGCGACAAACGGTTATTTGCCGTTAAACTGTTCATGCGTTAGTTTCTCCACAGACACAAAACGCCACGACGCCCGGAGCTGCACACTCGCGGGCGTCACTCTTTTCTGGAGCGCAAAAGATTTTGTAGACCAGTGCTGCATGCTCCTGGAGCTTCGAAATTGACAGATACAACTCATCATTAATTGCTGTCTGCTCGTGTGGCTCCACTACCCCATCTTCGATTGCCGAACGAATCTGCTTTGAGTAACTCCCGATCTGTTCGATGACTTCCAGCAGGCGCTGGTTTATATCGGCGTTCTCTACTTCCTCAATTTCAGGAAGCGATACAAACACCCCACCAGCAGACTGTGCGACAGCATCCGCAATGTAGTGAGTGCCAGCCGCGCGCTGTAAAATCATTGCCCATCCCAGCGGGAAAATCTGATCGCCATCTGCACGAAGGCGGTTGAATAAAGCGTTCTCTGTTACATCCAGCCACTCAGCAGCTTCAGCGTAACCCCCCGGCAACGCCGCGATAGTTTTTCTGACAGCTTTCACGTACCACTCAGGCTGTTTTTCTACTTTCCAGTGATGCTTACCCACGGTTAGCCTCATCGTTCTGTGGTTAAAAATTGAAGGTGTTCTGTTAATCTTTCGGATAGATATCCGGTCTTAAGTCAGATTTCGTAATTGCACCTGACGTGCATTGCTCAAGTTTTTTAGCCAGCACAAAACTGGCTTTTTTATAACCATTGAAAACCAGCCGTAAGTAGCCTGGTGTTGAGCCAACTTTTCCGGCCAACTCGCCCTGCTGTTCTTTGGTTAAAGAGTCCCAATACGCTTTCATACAATATGTACCTCCGATATACATATTACATGATTGAGATGAACCTTCAAGATACTTGTACCCTATCGGTACAAAGGTTTTAATTTCGTTATGAAAACAGTCCATGACATCCGGCGGTCTAACGCCAGAAAACTGAGAGATGGTGTTGGCGGGAATTCTTCCTTTGCCACCATGATTGATCGCGAGCCAACCCAGACCAGCAGGTTTATGGGAGATGGTGCTACTAAAAATATCGGTGACAGCATGGCACGGCACATCGAAAAATGTTTCGACCTGCCTGTCGGATGGCTTGATCAAGAACACCAGACAACAAACATCACAAAAAAACCTGATGTTTCAATTACTAACAAACAAATAACGTTAGTCCCTGTCATATCATGGGTACAGGCCGGAGCATGGAAAGAAGTTGGCTATTCTGAGGTTGATTTGAGCACAGCAGAAACTTATCCCTGCCCTGTACCCTGTGGCGAAATGACTTATATCTTGCGGGTGATTGGTGATTCAATGATTGATGAGTACCGCCCGGGAGACATGATTTTTGTAGATCCTGAAGTCCCTGCCTGCCACGGTGACGACGTTATTGCATTGATGCACGATACAGGCGAAACCACCTTTAAGCGGTTGATAGAAGATGGAACACAGCGTTACCTCAAAGCATTAAACCCAAACTGGCCTGAACCTTACATTAAGATCAACGGTAATTGCTCTATAATTGGTACAGTAATTTTCTCAGGAAAACCAAGAAGATACAAAATAAAGGCCTAATCAATATTTATAACCTGCTTCGGCAGGTTTTTTTATACTTGACAATGTACCCTTGAGATACATAATGTATCTAAAAGAAACATGCCACAGGCAAGATTAAACAAAATTTGGTTGTAACACGGCGTATGGCACATGCGTCGTTAGCGGTCTGGGGACGTTAAAGGGGACAATCCACTCCTTGCTCGGGCAAACAAACCAGGTAGCCGGAATGTGCAAGTCAATGATGATGCTGATAAGACGCCTAACCAGCGTGGCGGTTCGGTTTGACACCTGGGAAGAGACCAGGGTGCAACGATGAGGGCATTTATGGAACCGCGACAAAGTGTGGTGCCGTAACTGGCTAAGTGCTCTCAGCGTTGTGGTGAATGCGCAGGCTGATGCGCGAAAGACATTGCAGCTATTGCGGAAAAGAGCTGTTCGGCGGGGCAATTAAACGCCCGTGAGAGTCTGAAATAACCGCAAGCCGGAGATCAGCACCGGTCACCACAACAGCCACTGCTTTGGCGGTACCAGTTTGTACACTTGCTTCCGGCTGGTACCGCTCTTTTTACAAAACAGAGAAGAGCATCACCGGACGACGGGCTCATAACCCAATCCATCCGGGCGGCTGCCACCGCAGGTGTTCTTCTCTGTTTTGTGGAGAAACTAACCGACCTTGCAGGGTCGATATGATGAGGAGCAGCAAAATGGCTAGCGAACGCAGTACTGATGTGCAGGCATTTATCGGGGAGCTGGACGGCGGCGTATTTGAAACCAAAATCGGCGCAGTTCTCAGTGAAGTCGCTTCCGGTGTGATGAACACGAAAACCAAAGGTAAGGTCTCGCTCAACCTGGAAATCGAACCATTTGATGAGAACCGTGTGAAAATCAAACACAAACTCTCATATGTTCGCCCGACTAACCGCGGGAAAATTTCCGAAGAAGACACCACCGAAACGCCGATGTATGTCAATCGCGGTGGCCGCCTGACTATTCTGCAGGAAGACCAGGGACAATTACTGACTCTTGCCGGTGAACCTGACGGAAAACTCCGCGCAGCAGGTCATTAATATCGTTCTTAATTAACTGATTATTTATCTCATCACTGAATATCTTAATATAGTGAGGACTTATTATGTCTCAGAACTTAGACGCAACCGCAATTAATCAAATCCATGCCCTTATTTCTGCTCAGGGTGTTAATGAAATTATCAGTAATATTGGTGCCGATGCTGTGGCATTGCCTGAGAATTTCCGCATTCATGATCTGGAAAAATTTAATTTAAATCGTTTCCGTTTCCGTGGTGCACTTTCCACTGCCAGCATCGATGACTTTACCCGTTATTCTAAAGATCTTGCAGATGAAGGCACCCGCTGCTTTATCGATGCCGATAATATGCAAGCCGTCAGTGTGCTTAACCTGGGTACTATTGATGAACCAGGTCACGCAGATAACACCGCCACTCTCAAACTGAAAAAGACAGCACCGTTCTCTGCTCTGTTGTCTGTTAATGGCGAGCGTAACTCCCAAAAGTCACTGGCAGAATGGATTGAAGACTGGGCCGACTACCTTGTGGGCTTTGATGCTAATGGTGACGCCATTCAGGCAACCAAAGCGGCTGCGGCGATCCGTAAAATCACAATTGAAGCGAACCAGACCGCTGATTTTGAAGACAATGACTTCAGCGGCAAACGCTCCCTGATGGAGTCTGTCGAAGCGAAGACCAAAGACATTATGCCAGTGGCATTTGAATTTAAATGCGTTCCGTTTGAAGGCCTGAAAGAACGTCCGTTTAAATTACGCCTCAGCATTATCACTGGCGATCGTCCTGTACTGGTTCTGCGCATTATTCAGCTGGAAGCAGTGCAGGAAGAAATGGCTAACGAATTTCGTGATCTGCTTGTTGAGAAATTCAAAGACAGCAAAGTAGAAACTTTTATTGGTACTTTCACCGCCTGATTTCATTACTGCAAATGCCCCTGCGGGGGCATTTATGGAAACGTAATTAACTCAATAATCGCCGGATGGTGCGGGATTCCTTTTACCCGAATTCAGCGCGGTGCAGCGCATATAAAGTGGAGAACGAAATGTCATTTATTAAAACTTTTTCCGGGAAGCATTTTTATTATGACAAGATAAATAAAGATGACATCGTTATTAACGATATCGCGGTTTCCCTTTCAAATATCTGTCGCTTTGCCGGCCATCTTTCACACTTCTACAGCGTCGCCCAACATGCGGTGCTTTGCAGCCAGCTGGTACCGCAGGAATTTGCTTTTGAAGCGTTAATGCATGATGCAACAGAAGCATATTGCCAGGACATCCCCGCGCCACTGAAACGACTTCTTCCTGACTATAAACGGATGGAAGAAAAAATAGACACCGTAATCCGTGAAAAATACGGGTTACCTCCTGTTATGAGCACGCCAGTGAAATATGCCGATCTCATTATGCTGGCAACCGAACGCCGCGATCTCGGGCTTGATGATGGCTCTTTCTGGCCTGTACTGGAAGGCATCCCGGCAACAGAGATGTTCAAAGTTATTCCACTGTCACCAGGCCATGCCTACGGGATGTTTATGGAACGTTTTAACGAGTTATCGGAGTTACGCAAATGCGCATGAATGTTTTCGAAATGGAAGGGTTTCTTCGCGGGAAATGTGTACCGCGAGATCTGAAAGTGAACGAAACAAATGCTGAGTACCTAGTACGTAAGTTCGACGCGCTTGAAGCTAAATACGAGACGCTGGCGGCGGAGAATGCGCGGCTGAATAAATTTATCGTACAGAGTTGCTATGTGTTTAATGGCGAGCAGGATGAAATATCTGATGCGTATATCTGCGCAGCAGGCGGAGGTATGCCGCAAATTCCAGCCACCGATGCTTTTCTGGCTGAAATTCGTGCGGAGGCTCGCAACGAGGGAATTAACTATACCGCAAGTCGTCTTGCTGCTGCTTTCAACCACGGATTTATCAATAAGTCTTTACGTGAAGTTTTCGACGTTACGCGCATGATTCTGTCAGCGAAAGAAGAGTTAGCTAATGAACCGCATCCGATTGATGGCCTGTCCGGTGAATATGCGGAGAAATCCCTTGAAGAATGGGCGGAGCAGATTCGCAAAGGAGGCAACCAGTGACTGGACATGCAGCAATCCTCGACATGTGCTGTGGCAGTCGCATGTTCTGGTTCGATAAGAATGACGACCGGGCGATATTTAGCGACATCAGAAAGGAAGAGCACACATTATGTGATGGACGACGCCTGATAATTAGCCCTGACCTGATAGCAGATTTTCGTGCATTACCATTTGCAGACGCATCGTTTCCGGTTGTTGTATTCGACCCTCCGCATCTTGAGCGTGTTGGTGATAACGCCTGGATGGGAAAGAAATATGGACGGCTGAATAAAGATACCTGGCGTGATGATTTGCGGCAGGGATTTAAAGAAGCCTTTCGTGTGTTGTGGCCAAACGGTGTTCTGGTTTTTAAATGGAATGAAACGCAAATACCGGTAAGCCAGATTTTGGCACTGACAGACAGAAAACCTGTTATCGGTCAACGAACAGGAAAAAACGATAAAACCCACTGGATTATTTTTATGAAAGAGGCAACCAGTGAGTAATTATCTGTACTGGTCTGGCTTAGTGGCTAACATCGCGCTCATGTTGTTCGTGGCTCTTTGCATCTGGGTTTGGTTTATCTGGCCTTTTGTAGAGGCCATGAGCATAACTCGGTGCTTTATTTGCGCATCAAAGACTTCTGGATGCAAACCAACTGTAAGAGCAATTATCAGAACTTTAAAATACTGGTATCTGGATTTGCTTTTCGGCAGGGGCTGGACGCGAATTAGTAACCGCCAGTTTGAATGGGAAGGCGTCGGTAACTGGCGAATTCACAGCAGCAAAGAAACGCAGGAGGTGAAGTAATGAATAACTTAATGATCGACCTTGAGACGATGGGGAAAAATAAGGATGCACCGATCGTTTCCATTGGCGCGGTGTTCTTCACTCCAGAAACCGGAGACATCGGACAAGAATTCTATACGGTTGTTAGCCTGGAAAGTGCTATGGGGCAAGGAGCTACACCTGACGTCGATACCATCCTGTGGTGGTTGAAACAAAGCCCTGAAGCACGAGCTGCAATCTGTATTGATGATACTTTGTCGATCCGCGATGCTCTCTCAGAACTAAATCATTTCATTAACCGGCACGCAGACAATACGAAATATTTAAAAGTCTGGGGTAACGGAGCCACCTTCGACAACGTAATTTTACGTGGAGCTTATGAGCGAGCAGGACAAATCTGCCCGTGGGCATACTGGAATGACCACGATGTACGCACGATCGTTACGCTTGGGCGTTCCATCGGATTCGACCCCAAAATGGACATGCCTTTCGATGGCGAACGGCACAACGCCCTGGCTGATGCCCGTCATCAGGCAAAATATGTTTCCGCTATCTGGCAGAAATTAATTCCTGCCACCAGCACAGAATTATGATCTTCCCGGGTGCAGCCGGTTTTGATGGAGAAAATTATGAACACCTTGTTTTTACTGATGGCTGAATTCAATACCCCAAACATTGAGCTGTCAGCTGTATGCCAAAAGTATTTCGGTATGAGCCCTAACACAGCAGAAGCGAAAGCAAATGCATGCCAATTGCCGATCCCGACTTATCGTGTTGGTACATCACAGAAAGCAAAGCGCTGCATCAACATTCAGGATCTTGCTGAATATATAGATAAACGGCGTGAAGAAGGCAGAATTGAATGGGAGAGGGTAAGAACAAATAGGAAAATAAATAACTAATCTCACAAAAAACCCGCTTCGGCGGGTTAGTTTTCATCTTTATAATTCTGGGCAATTCGCGCCAGATAGCTCATCACATCATGTTTTCTTGCTTTTTCATGTGCATCGGGATACATAATAGCAATGAGTGAATATTTATTCTCATAAAGCTCACCTTGGACATACACAAGACAAGCATCATTATCAGGATCACCTTTCTTGCAGACCCTATCCGGTTGTGGAAGTTTCTCGGGAAACTTGTTTGGCGGTAGACAAAGATGGATATGCATCAACCCAGCCCGAAAAGCACCATAGGGCTGAGTATACGCAACGTCCCTACCGAAATAATGCGGAAGCTCACCGGTTGCTTTGTATCTCTTGAAATCATCAATGATAGAAGACTCTAGCTCCGGGAATTTGAGAAAAACTTCATCAAAAAATTCAGCTCTAGTTTCTGGATTAATAGAGACTTCTAGATGCATGGTCGTCCGCTATCGGTTAGTGAAATTGCATCGATTTTAGCTTATTTGATGTGTGACTAGCTAGTGCTGCAATTCCAGCAAGATCCGCGCGCCCGCTAAAAGTAACAGTTTCTTTAAATATGCTCTTTATGTAATTGTTAAGGCGAGTGACAGATGAGCGAGCTTTAGCAATATGACGCCAGTAAACCTTCAGTTCTGACCTGATAAATTCAGGCAGAGGCGATTCAATTGTACGCTTCACTTCTTCTTCAAAAGCACGCAGGAACATTTCGCATGCCTCTGTCGTATCTGTCCCGTTTTTGGAAACAAACTCGCGAGCATCTTGGCTATTAAGATCAATCAAACAGATATAGTAGTCATCTGCTGCAATTGTTAACTTTTGCAAGATCTCCTTACCCTCTTCCATTCTGCGTGAGAATTCCTCAACAGAAGGAGAGTACTCAAAAGGTTTAGCAATCACAGGGGCTGGCTGGATGATGAACTCCTGCGCCATAGCGGCAGGACAAGCCAGAGGCCCGCACAATGCAGCAAAAGTAATGGCGTTAAACGGATTCAT